TGGTGATATCAGAGAAGATGGGTTTATGTTTGATGCCTATGTAAAGTCTGTAACTAGAATAAAAACAGGGTATTATAAGGAAATTTGGAGAAGCCCGGAACAGCATGCTAAAGAGATGCAAAGAAAAAGAGATGGTAAAAAAATAAAATATGATCTAATATCTGAGCATATAAATAATATTAAAGTAGAAAAAGGCTGTGGTCATTGTGGTTATAATGAAAATCCAATAGGCTTAGACTTTCATCATTTAAATAAATTATTAAAAAAATACAACATATCTAGTATTTGGAAAACAAGTTGGGCACAATTTAAAAAGATAGAAGATGAAATTAAACTGTGTGAAGTTCTTTGTGCAATTTGTCACCGAATTGAAGAACAAAAACAAAGAGATTTAAAAAAGAAAAAAGATGTTTAAAGAGTTATGCGCGACATTATTTTTATTATGTAATCCATTACTGAATGGTTTTACATTTAACTATGATGGTAATCCGCAAGACCAGTTTGTGCAAGGTATAGCCGAGTGTACTGTACTCAATAACGCGGTCATCGAACCACGGTACAGGGTTGTGGTAGCGATTAGTGTAGCACAAGCCATACTAGAGTCCGATTGGGGCCGCTCTCGTTTTGCTGTAGAGGGTAATAACTACTACGGAATCATCGAAACAGATGACACAGAGCCTCATATGAAGTCAAAAAATAGTAATGTACTACTAAAAAAGTATGAAAACAGATGTGAGAGCGTTGCTGATTACATCGCCTTACTCAATGCATCTAGTGCTTTTGTTGAGTACAGAGACTTACGTCTGCAACAATACATTACCGATAATGTAGATGTTTTTCTAATTATTGAGACATTAAAAAACTATGCGATAGACCCGGAGTACACACAGAAGTTACTAGCTATTACTCTTGGCTTATGTAAAAAGTACCCAGAAATATTTAAATCAAAACAGATTTGGGAATATTATAATAATAACAAAGCTACCTAATTTCCTTGACAATTAGCCAAAATCCCATATGTATGGGCTTGTATGAATAAACATACCATATATATAGGAGAAAGAAATGACCGACATTAAAAAGTATAAATCTGTCGCGATCAGCATTGACACTTATAAACGAGCCAAGCCTATAGCGGAACAAAACTATATGTCCATGGCCTCTTTTATACGTTACTTAGTTGATAAAGAAGAAGATAAATCAACGCTAAAAAACGGAGATGATAAACATGTCAGACAATAAGGATAGAATAATTAAGTCAGCGCTATACACAGCAATTTTAAATAAACTTACCGGAGAGTTATCTGAACTTGAAGCTAAAGAAGTTCTTTTAACAAACGTACCTACTTACATTACGAGTAAAGATTTTGATCACGCCGATCATATCGAAGAGTTAAAAAATATTATATTAGAAAAAGTGCATGTTAGAGATGCTATTAAAGATATAAAAGCAATCTACTTTACACAACCAATAGCTCAAGGTCATGTTAAAGATGAAAAAAAAGCTGATAGTTAGTGCAGTAAGAAAAATTAACGATAAAGTTATTGTGTCCTACACAGACGGCACTATGAAAGAATTTACTGTCAACGAATGGTTATATTCTTACGGCGAAGGTCGTCGTCTGTGGGAGCAACACGAAAGAGAATTTAAAAACCCGGAGAATTTTGATGGCTGAAGAACAGATATCTTTTGATATATACCAACCTTTTGGGCCAAGTGTCCTCAAAACAAAGCTACCTCAACTGTATGTCGATGCATTAAACAAACAATCTGATGATGTATTAAATGATGAGGAGAAGAGTAAAGAGAGAGATTGGAGCCATAACCTTGCCGGGAACGTCAAAAAAGAGATTAGTATAGACCATATGGCAATCAATGGTCTACCAGAGTTTCTTGCAACCATATCGCAAGAATACACAAAGCGCGTGTTACCCGAATTTCTTCCCGAGGGTACACAGATCGCGTTTCGTGTGTGGACAGTTAGTCAGTGGGCCGGTGATTTTAATCCGATGCATATTCACGATTCTAATTTATCGGGTGTTTGTTTTCTAAAAATTCCTCCTGAGTTTGATAAAGAATACGACAAAGAAGATCATCATCCTACTGCCGGCTGTCTTGAGTTTATTGGGTCTATCCCCAACCATTTTGCACGACATAGTTTTTTAGTGAAACCAGAGGTAGGTGATTTTTATATCTTCCCTAGTTGGCTAGTACATCAAGTCTACCCCTTCAGAAGCGAAGGAGAGAGACGTTCTATGGCATTTAATGTACATTTTACCATGGATAAAGCAGTGAAAGGTCTTAATGTCTGAAGAAACAAAATACGATAAGCAAGCGAAAAACTTACGCTACCGATTTGATAAAGAGGGATTTAAACGTGCTAGGTGGGAACAAATAGACCGTAAAGAAAAAGACTATTGGCGTGGTCGAGTACAGCAGTGGAACCAAGATAGAGTTATGCCGAACATGCAATACAGTCCTCATCCTCATCATAGTTCGTAGTATATTGAACGGTAGGCTTTACAGGTTCTTCCGCGCATTCACATAATTTTTTTGATTCTAATTCTTCTACTCTGCCTTGTAAATACACAATAACATCCTTTAATTCTTCTACCGTCATATTGTTCCTTTTGTTTTGGGGGTAAGCTTCCAGTTATACACCTAAAGCATATAGGAAATCAACATCTTTTATTTTTGGGATATTTTATCACCAATCGCATAAACCATGATAGCTATAAAAGCTAATAGGACAATAATCATGACCAATCCTGTGAGTATAAGTAGCTTCATTTCTTTTTTTTCCTTTTAAACAGCTTCATCCAGTCCAATCGGGGACCAAAATAGATCGCCTTGTACTTGTTACCAAGGTAGTCGTAGTCCCAATACCACTGCCAGACGTATTTAGCCAATGCCCGCCATCTCCGCACTCATTGCCTCTGCTCTGTTTTTTGTTTGTTTTGCCCACCGTGAGTCTAGCATTTCACTCGCCGCGACAGAATATTCTAACCCGGACAATGCTTTCCACATGTTTTTGAACTTAGAGACACCTGTCTTACCAAGCTGAAACACCATTTCTATGATGATTTCTTCTGCTACCTCGTCCATATCCATGCAACCATGATCTGCTATTAGTTGTTTTGCACTCTTTATAGCTGATTCTAGATCGTGTTCTAGTATGGTCATGAGAAACTTCTCTTCGTACTCTTTGTCATCTTCCCAGAAATCCTCCACGCATAAATGACCGACGCCCACGGTTCTCTTACCTAGGGTATCAAGATATACTTTGTTTCTGTAGCCTTCGTGTTTTTTGACCGACGCCAATAATCTATCCATGTTCATTGCTTTACTCCATTATTCTTGTCATTTTGCTCGTAGAACTCTCCTACGATGTTAACAATTTCTTCTAATTTGTTTTTCATTTTTTCATAATCATGCTCTACAACTAATAGCTCAGACATAAAAACTCTTGGATCATTTGGAAATCCATTGTTTACATCTTTAAATAAATGAGGAACGATTGATTCGTGACGTAAAGAATTTAAAGTTGATTTACAAACTATAACTAGTTCTTCTAAAAATTCTCTTTCTGTCATTCCAAGATCAATTGCCATGTAAGATTTTCCATCTTTTGATTTGGCCGTATGTGGCTGTTTCCATTTTTTATTTTTGCTTAGTCTTTTAACCGCTTCTTCTGCGGTTATTTCTTCATATCTATTTTTATCCATTTTCATTCTCCTTTTCTTGGTAATCTCTTTTGAGATACGTTATCGTTTGTACCCACCCTGTTGGTATGGTGATGTGACGGCCACCTTCTTTGTCGCCGTCAAATTCTGAATAGTCTGCCATGATAATTATTTTTGTCTCGTCTTTATACATCAGCCACCCGGTAGAGTGGCAAATGGCTAAGCGTTCTTTTTGTATGTCGTCAATAGAATGCCACCCGGTCTGTCCGTCTTTGGCATCGAGCCACGTAACAAGGACCACGGGTTTATTCATTGTGCTTCAATCCACTTTCGTGCTTGTTCAAAAGGTTTTGCTAGTTTCTTTTGTTGTTTGTAGTACGCATTCCACATACATTTAGCGCAAGAGTAAAACATATCATGCTCAATGATCACGGCTTTCTCCTTTTTACAGGTGTCACACAGTTTATCTTTGCTCATATCTGATACACTACCTCATCATCTCCAAGCTCTCTCATCTTCACGTTATATGCTTTTAAAAAGTCTTTTAATGGCATATCAGAGTTCTCTAAGTGTGCTATGTGTAGGTTCTTATCGTAGCTGTAGATAACAAATGCTTTCTCGTAGCAGTTATCTAAAAAACTATCTTGTCTATTTTCTTGTTCGTCCATGACCCAAT